AGCCGAGAGGCTGTCATACAAGTTATCTTCAATCGCTTCTTCAGTCAGCGAAAACCCGAGGGCAATCGTTTCATGGGTGTAGCGAGCAGTGAAGACTTCCTGACCATTGTCGTATGCGATAGCCGAACCTTCGTTCTTAACCGGAGCAGCGGAGAAGCCCGACAGCTTGGTTTCTTCTTCGAACGAACGCTCGGAGGTTTCGGTGTCAAAGATTTCCTTATGCTCTTCGCCGTAGCGACCATATTCCAAACCAAACAAAGCATTTAGGCCCGGGAGGAGTTCCTTGAGGAGTTGTGCGCGTGAAATTGCCATGTGTTAGACTCCTTTTAGACGCCAGTTGGGTTGAGATAAGGATGCATACCTTGGTTCCACTTGACGACAACTTCCGTATAGGAACCTGCCGACGACTGGGTTTCAGCGATGACATCAATGATGCGGATCGGCCAAGTCGAAGTAGTACCAGTGGTGCTGCTAATAGCAACCTTGGAATCACCTGTGACGGTCGAACCAGCGGTCTGAACCAAAACAGCGTTTTCACCGACGTTTGCACGGGTGACGTAGCTGATGCTGGTACCTGTAGAAACTACAGCAACCTTATACAGCGCGTCAGGGTCATCTTGCACAAATGCAACGATGTCTGAAGCAACAGTGTTAGCTGCGTAGAACTGACGGAACGTCTTACCAAAGGTTGGATCGGTATACGAGCAACCAAGGAAAACGCCGACAGGGGTAGCCGAGCTTGTGCCAGCGTCCTTATCGAGCGTTCCCGACGAGTTCAACTTTACGACGTCACCAAAGAAGATGGACGTTGCAGAGTTAGAAGTGATCGGAATCGAACGAGTAGCGCTGGCAAAAACCTGACCGCCGATCAAATTGATCGGAATGAGACCATATGGTCCCGAAACAGTAGGGTATGCCATGTTTCTAAACTCCTAAGATTTATTTGCCTGAACCAAACGATGTTTTGGACCTACGCTCTGTAAAGAGCGGCATCCTCGGATCGTTCTCGCGCATGAAGTTGCTATCCACGGATTCATTCTGGGCTTGGGTCATCTGCTCAAAGTGAGCACGACGTTGTTCCATAAACTCAGAAGGAATCTTGCAAAGCAACAAACCTGCGACTTCGATGTTGTCCTTAAAGCGGCTATCCGGGTCGGTTATATTTTGGAACTTAGGTTGTTCCTCAATACGAACGGGTTCCCAGCCTTCACGAAAAGCCGACGAAGTATTGCGAGCATCATTCTGCCCCAGTGTCGATACACGTACCCAGCGGTACATATATCCGTCTAACTTATCAGGCTCAGGCAGCGTTGAAGCTGGTTGCCAAGCCTTAGGCCGTTCGGCCTGTGCACGAGTGTCTACATCACGTGTAATACGATTTTCAGCCATTTCTGTTCTCCTTAGCAACTTCACGAGCATACTGCTCGGGGGTTATTCCCAACTTTTTAGCAATTGTTAGTTGGGACTGTCTCAACACGATCTTTTTGGAGGATGTGCTTCGTGACGCTGAGGCGACAACGGCTGATTTATTTGCACGCGAAGCAGGTCTTGTGTCACTGCTAGCTGGTTCAGAATCCCCGAAATACTCAGGAAAACGACGACGCATCGTTGTGTCGATAACGCCCCAATATTCGTCAGTACCGATGTACTTATCACCGTACTGTTTTTTGAGCTTTTGATCTAGCCCTATAGCTGAGGCGGTCATTTCCTCATCCAGACCAAACCATTGATTGCGCTCTTGCCACGCAGTTGTTTTTTGATCTGGGCGCGGGATTTGGACCGCTTCCGGAGTAAGTTCTACCTCAGTTTCTTGAGCTTGTAAAGTGGGTCTGTAATTAGCGAGTTGTTCGAGCCTATATTGAGCAGTATTTAACTTTTCTTGAGCGTCGAGTATCTTGTCTGTGTCCCCTGCTTCATAAGCATCACGGTAAGACCTACGAGCTTCAGAGAGTTCGAACTCTACGTTTTGCTTAACACTACCAACTAACGACTCCTGCCCATAGGCTATTGTTTGGCGAAGCTGTTCGGCTTCTTGGCGATAGCGCTGCGCAGCAGTAAGAGCCTCGTTCTGTTCGCGCTGATAGCGTTCCTTTTCACGGCGCTCATCATGCCAGACCTTCTTCATCTGTTTCAGACGAAGTTTGACCTTCTCAGAATACTCTTCGAGTTCGTCGGCTTCGAGTTCGTCAACGATCTCCTTCGGCATCGGCTCACGGCCTCGGTCGGCCTCCGGGGTATCGTCTTCTACCTCAATCTCGGGTTTACTAACTTCAGTGTCAGCAGTGGTTTCGTCTTCGATTTCATACGAGAAATCATCATTTTCTTCAGTCATTTGTGCCTCCTAGGCTTATGCGCGTGAAATACCTCTGGGGTCTTCAACCACCCCTTCGATTGCATCATCGTTGATTATACGGAACTCTCGCCCATGGATTTTGACGCGGGTACCAGCATGTGGGCGTACAAGGACAAAATCGCCCTCCTTACACCAAGGGCCACTGGGGAACCGTTTCTTATCCTTATAGGCGTCAGGGCCAACTTTCATGACGAACAGCGTAATTGTCAGCAATCCTTCATGTTGAAGGGTAATATCCGCCTTGATAATCCCACCCTCAGTCGTCTTCTCGATGTCCGGAATTGCGCAAAGAATGCGGTATCCAGATGGATCAGGAAGCTGCTTAGGCCGATCTTCAACAGCAAATTCAGATGCTGCGCCGACCTTGGGGATTGGACGCCCCCCAACATCAATAAGACTAGTCATCATCAACCTCCATGCGTTCTGCGGTTTCGATGATGATATTGTTAGCTACGAGCAAGCCACGGTAGATACCGCAAGCGTACTTATAAGCCCCAAAATCAGCAGCGTTGCCCATTGCCATGTCTGCTTCAATAACCCTTAATTCGTCCTGCACCTTTTTTGACAGGTGCCTGAGTAAATCACTCATTCAGTTACCTCTTCTGTTGTAGGGGAAGCCGGAGTGGCTTTCCTTTGTTGCTGGTTCATATTCATCTGGTCACGGGCTATTTCCATGCCGATGCGTAGACCCTCAGCCTCTTGTTTGGCGTCCAAGTCACCCTTAGACGTCGCAAGTTTTACGCCAGCTTGTAGGCCAGCAATTTCTTCTTGTGACTCGATGCGCATCTGCTCAAGCTCGATACGGTCGTTCTTTTCAGCAGCATCAATCATCAGCTTCTGCTTTTTGAGTTCAAGCTCACCCTGCTTAATCTGAAGCTCTTGCATCTGCATCTGGACGATTGGGTCCTGAGCCATTTGCTGGTTTTGCTGCTGTTGCGCTTCAGCCTGCTTCTTCTGTGAAAGTTGCTGTGCAGCGGCTGCTGCAAGGCGTGAAACCTGAAGCTCAATATCTTCGCTCATCTCAGCATTAGGTGGCGGAAGTGGGACGCCCGCTTGTTCTTCTACCTGCTTGCGATAGGAGAACGCCAAATGCTCTTGCATGTGTGCCTGCATAGCGGCCATGACGGTCTGGCCTTGTGGGTTCTGGCCAATCATCTCAGCTACCTGCGGGTCTTGCATCATCCCCATATGCACCGCGATATGTGCATCATGGTCTTGGTAGATAAATGCCTTGACTGGCTTGCCGTTGATAACATCCATGTTTTCAGAGATGGGGTCACGTGGTTTCATGTCATCGCCGTCCTTAAGTGGGACGAGTTTATTAGCGTTTGTAATACCCAATACGTCAAGCATCTGGCGGTGCAGATATGGCATGTCGTAAATCTGCGGGGCAGTCTGAGCCAACTGAAGTACAGCTTGATACTGCACGATCTTCTGCGCCATTGTAGCAGCGTTGGGGTCAGATACAGGGATAACGGCGACCATGTCGTAGTCGGCTTGCTTTGCCTTGCGGCTACCTTCTACTGGGTCGTAACTATACGCTACTGGCGTATAATCGCGGATAATAGTCTTGAGGAGCTTAAACTCCTGTTTCATCGAGTAATGGACGCGTGCCTGAATAGCAGACATAGACTTGAGCGTACGCTCAAGGATAGCTAGTGTAGTACCGACAGGTGCCTGACCAGACATATCGCTGATCTTCATATCAGCAGCGCCTGCAAAGCGACGGCCTTCTTCTACGATGGTTCCGAGGAGGCTGTAGAGGACTTGGCTCGGCTCTTTGTAGGGTAACGGCATGATATTATCACGCATTGTCCCTGAGGCTACGTCTACATCGCGCCATTCAGCCGGTGCTATAGGTGTGTCGTCTCCCTTGACACGCAAGCCTTTAGTTTTGAAGCCGCCCGGTAGATTAGATAAGGTACCAGCATCAACAAGCTGACGAATAAGGCTGGTACCAGACTTAGCAAAAGCACCAATGAGATGAATAAGGCCAAAAGCGTAGAAGCCAAAGCCCGGAACATACGGGTAATGTACGAAATGCTGGCGTTTAAGTTTCTTTTTATCATCGGGGTCCCAATTCCGGCGGATAGACAGGATCGTCTGCGTGCCTTTTTCAATGGTTACAATATAAGGAAGGGCGATACCTTCGTCTTCCTCGTC